GGCCTACTTCACGGCCAACACGAACGAGTACTTCGACCTGCAGCGCATCGTCGCGCCGCTGAAGGACCTGCGCAACCAGTGCGGCGTCTCCGTATCGCCGGCCCAGCTGCAGATGCTCATCGACGAGCTGTAACCAAGCAGTAGATCGCACCGCCGCCGCAGCCCAGAGCTGCGGCGGCGGTCGTGTTTTGTGGGGGTATTGGGGGTGGGGGTTCCGGGGATGGGCACCTTCGGGGTGCTTTCTGGGGGTGGGCACCTTCTTCGGCGAGCGTGCGTGTCTGCGGGCGACACGCCGCTCGGAAACCCGAGTTTGCGCACGCTCGCGGTCAGCGTCCGGCCCTGTGGATGAAGTCGCCTCTGGGGATGAGTGACGTTGAGCGGCCGCTGGGTGTCGTCTGGTGTCGTCGTCGGTGAGCAGCGTGGTCGCCATGACGGATCCTTTGACCCGCGCTCAGCTCGGGGCGCTCGGCGAGCAACTGGCGGTAGACCACGTGGAGTCGTTGGGCTGGCGGGTGCTGACCCGCAATTGGCGGTGCCGCTGGGGCGAATTGGACGTGATCGCGGCCGATCCGGTCGAGCGTGCGGTGGTGTTCGTGGAGGTCAAGACACGCTCCGGTGACGGGTTCGGTGGCGTCGCTCAGGCGGTGACGCCGACCAAGGTGCGGCGCCTGCGCCGGTTGGCGGGGTTGTGGCTGGCCGCCCAAAGCAGGAGTTGGTCGCAGATCCGCATCGACGTGATCGGCGTGCGGATCGCGCCGGGCGGGGTTCCGGAACTCACTCACCTGCGTGGGGTGGGGTGATGGCGCTGGGTCGGGCCTTCTCGGTGGCAGTGCGCGGGCTGGAGGGGCATCTGGTGGAGATCGAGGCCGATATCACCTCGGGTCTGCCGGGGTGCACCTGGTCGGGTTGGGGGATGCGGCGCTGCAGGAGTCGCGCGACAGGGTGCGTGCGGCGGTGACCAATTGCGGCAACACCTGGCCGATGGCGCGGCTGACGTTGGCGTTGTCACCGGCGACGTTGCCCAAGACGGGGTCGCTGTATGACATGGCAAAGGGTGGGCTAGGACTGTGTTGGTGCAGTCGTCGCAACAGGCACATAGCTACTATCACGGGGTGAGAAGTCGCAACTCGAAAGACGCTGAACTCCGGCTGCTGGCCGCACTGCGGCACGGGTTGCGCGACATCGTAGCGCCATTGCCGTCGACGCGTCCTATCGATGAGCTTCTTGACGAGCTTCTGGCCGCTCACCAGACGTCCCCGCCGCTCCCTGCGTCACAACGAGGCCAGTGACGTGGCCGGGTTCGCGACTAGTAAATCGTGGATCAGCAAGTCGGAAGAGATTCTAAAGATCGTTCGTGCCCTGGAGCCGATAGTCGAGTTCAGCATCGCTTCTCTACCCGACATGACACGCAGTTGTTCGGTATCCCATGAGTCGTACTGGCTGCACGATCAGCACGACCTTGCTGAAGCGGTTGGACGCCTGCCCGGCCAGGTTGACTACATAGTTGTGCGGCATACCGGCCAATCACGTCCCATTCCGGGTGGGCGTCCCTCGCTTGCGACGTTTAGTCTCACGTTATACAAGGGTCGGCTTCGCACGGACATCACTCTGGAAGTCTCCGGTCCTGATGCACCGGAGTACCACGGCTTGGTCCAGACCACGATCAACCGCCTGAATATTGAGTTTGATCGTCAAGAAGCAGCCAACTGGGACGCCGTGCCACCCGAGTACCTGGTATCCGTTGAGAGCGATGCGTCGGCAACCCCCACGCCCGCTCCGCAGACAGACCATCCGAATTTAACCAAGGAGGCATCGTCGCCAAGCAAGCAGGCAAAGAGGTCGCTGCTTGGACGGTTCTTGTCTAACGGATGGACTATAGGTATAGGCGCAACGGTCATCGGCGGGTTGATTCTTTACGCTCTGATAGGTGGACAGGGGCAGGGCCCAACGACGCCCACGCCCTCCACTCCAGCGTCAACGAGCCAACCCTCAGAGATTTCCCCAGTGCCGACTCCGTCTGGCTAAGCGCATTGAGCGCACAGATGGCTTGTTGCAGCCTTTATTCGGCACTATGCTCCATTACGGCTGCGAAGACCCGGGTCCGAGTTTCTTGGCGATATCCTTTAAGACGTCCATTAAGTCTGAAGGTATTGCCGAATAATGATCGGATTTTCCGTCTTCACCGAGAGCTGGCGGGGAGAAAACATTCCGTCCAAGTTCAAGGATCAACTTGTCTTGATTTTCTGTCGATGATAACTGCTGCGCGAAGGCCTCGACTGAATTGATCTGCACCGACGCAGTCTTAGCCCACCGTGCGAGCATACGGTGGTGCCGTGCGATTCTAGAAGCGTATGAGGCTGCACCCAGAATAGGTATCACGACAGTCAAATGAAGAAGCGTTTCCGTTAATCTATCGGCAGCGAAGTTCCGCACCACCAAGCTGCCCACTAGCAACGTAACCAATAAGGCCACTAGCAGACCAACAGTCCAATTCCGTTCCGCTTTTTCCTCAGTTTGCGCAATGTCTCGAAAGTGCTGCCCCAGCACCAGATTGCCATAATCACCAGCAGCACGTCTCGCTGCGTCGCGCGCTCGGATCGTGTCGCTAGCCGCCTGCACGGCAGTTTCGCGAGCGTTCTCAGCCTCCAGGATTGTTTGGAACGTGTTCAGCGCGTCCGTAAGTTGCCGACGCCATTGTTGAAGCGCCACTGCCTCGGATGATGTAAAGGCTATAAAGTGGGGATCAATGTTCAAGGCATTGACATTCAGCGAGCTAATTAGCGACGTTACCCATTCGGTGAAATAGGCAATTACACCATTCTGGCCTGGAAAAGGGCTCGAGTTGGTATCGTCGAACGCTGAACGAATATAGTGTCGAAAGTCGTCAATTTGTCTTGGTGTTACGTACTGTACCAAGTACCGTTGCTCAGGCTCGGTGCTGCGGTAGATGGTCGAGGGCGAGTCGAATAGGCATCTGTCTAGGCCGTTGAACAACGCCATCAACGCGTCGAGCGCTGCGTTACTGAGGCCGTTAAAGACCTTGGTAAACGCGTCATTTGGTTCGAGCATGTCTGGGTTTTGCAACTTGCGGAACATGCGCTGCCCACGTCGGAGCAGGAATTGCATGTCCTTCCGCTCCTCGGCCATCGCCTCTATGTCATCGGCCCATGGCGGCGTCTCTCCAGCTGATGGCGGCATAGCGGTAGCGTATTTCGCTGCACCTTGCCCGTCGGGTCAGGCGCGCCGACTAACCCGTTTGCCGATTTGGCGCCCGAAACACTGAACCCCCGCGAGTGTTCACTCACGGGGGCAGTATCGAGTGGCGCGGAAACCGAAAACCGCGACTCGTAGAGGGCGACCGCCAGGACGCCCCTCCCCGGCACTGGTGCCGGTGGTTCAAGCCCACCCGGGAGCCGGTCAGCTTGGGGGGACTGCCCCCGGGTGGGAGTTCACTTCGCCCGCACGCGGAACCTGTCAAGCACGATGCGCTCACCGATGGTGAAGCCGTCGAACCCGCCCTGGTGCGCCACCGTGAACCCGCCCATCGCCACAGTGTTCGCCAGCTGCGAGGGGTTCGCCAGCCACCGGACGGACGCACTCTTGATAGCGCTTCCGAGCCCGCCCTCCACGGCATGCGACGGGACGACTAAGCACTCCGAACACGATTGAGGGTCAAGCCACCTGTTCGCGATAGCCGCGTGGATTGTCCGCTGAATATTTCTCTTGTCTTCCGGCTCGAATCCGTTGACTCCAGGCTTTCCCATCAGCATGGCGAGTTGGCCACGTTGAAATACCGCGTGTCCGTTGGCTTTATGTCCTTCAAAGGCGATGAATGAAATACGCGCCCATAACGGAAGGAGGCGATCTGCGGCGCGCTCCTCCCAAACGGATTGGTAGTGCTTCGCCCATGGGTTTTGCACCGTCATGTCGGGCAATGTAACGGCGCGGGTGCCGTCGTATGCGGTCGGCGGGCGGCGTGTCGCAAAGCGTCGAATAGCACATAGCCGTTGTGACGAAACGTATTCGAGTAAGGCAACAGTAGGTTTGCATCGAGTGGATTGCGCTCGCTTGGGAAACGAATGGCTGGCTATTCTGGAGTCGAGAACGCCGCCCCGGCGATGGAGAGACGAACGCAGAGAGGTCGCGTCTCCGTTGCCCGATCACCCGCCCGCCGACTACAGCAGCCGTGTCCGGGAACTAGTCGACACAGCACCCCCGCTAGGCGCAGATCAGCTAGACCGGATTGCGTCCTTGCTTGCCGATGCCTTCCATTCGATCCGCACTGAGTCCGGGTCGAAGTAACCTCCGCCAGCCTTGCGGCCCCGCGTGGCGGGAAGCAAGGTCACTATCATCAGTGCGTCGATCACCTTGCCGCGAACGGTCGGTGTGCTGGCGGTCCACGTCGCCGCCAGGTCGTCGCCAGCGAGAACAAAGTCCGCTAGCGCCGAAACCGAGCGAGCAGAGGCGATTTGCGCGTCCAGCGACTCCAGCCGAGCCCTGAGGTCAGCCGACCCTTTCGCTAGCTGGTCGCCGTCGATGCTTCCGGCTGCGAACAACGACGTCAGTTCGTCTAGCCGTGCCCTCACGCCATCTCGCTGTCCGCGTACCGCGTCGACGTCCACTGTGGACTCCTGGTGCAGCGCGAGGGGGGCGTCTGGGCGCGATAGCCGTTCGATGACCACCGAGTCGATGTACGCGTCTACGTGGGCAACGTCCCGGGTGAGGTGCTTTGACCCGCTGCATGCGTAGGCGCGTCGCCACCCGTCTGACCTTGTGTGGTTGTGAGAGGTCGCAATGACGTGTTTCCCGCACCTGCCGCAGAGGTAGACGCCCGACCCCTGGTACTTCCGGTCGAAGTTGCGCGACGTCCTGCGCCTGGGGTCGGTGAGCATCGCCTCCAAGGCGGCGAACGTGTCGCCGTCGAGGATGGCGTCCCACTGCCCGACGTTCAGGCGTTTAACGCCGTGGAGGGCGATACCGGCGTTCCGGGGCCGTTTCAGTATCTTGGCGACTTCCATCGACGTGAAGGCACGCGCGCCGAATGACGTACGCAGGCCAGCCGCATTCCACTCCCGCGCAATCTGACTCAACGACTTGCCCGCCAGGACGTCGTTTGCGGCGCTGCGGATCGCGTCTGCCTCGTTCGTGCGTTCGGTCATGCCGTTGGGTTCGTAGCCGAATGGTCGCCGCCCACCCCGGTACTTGCCATCCACGGCAGCCTGCTGCTTGGCGCGTTTCTGCCGTTCGATGCTGTGCTCCACCTCGTGACGTGCCGCCGCGCCGAGCATTCGGGCGACCATCTTCCCGGAGGCCGTCGAGAGGTCGATGGTTCCGGCATGGACGGTGCGGACTTCGACGCCCTTCCGTTCGCACAGGTCGATGAACGACTCCAGTTCGACCGGTCGGCGGTGTAGCCGGTCGGTGTGCCACGCGACGACGCCCTGTATCCGGCCCGCTTCGATGGCTGCGCACATGGCCTCGTAGCCGGTTCGCTTGCGTCCGGAGTAGGCGGACACGTCGTTGTCGGAGTACGTGTCGACAACCGCCCAGCCCAGACGGTCGGCAAGGGCACGACAGTCGGCTGCCTGCCGCTCAACGCCGAGACTAGCGCCAGCGCGGTCGCGGGAGATGCGCGTATAGATCGCTACCTGCATTAAAACAGTACCTATCTTATTAGCGATATCGCGTTGGCGTTGGCGGTGCTCTCGGCGGCGGGCAAGGCGTCGCGGCCGCGGTTGGAGAAGACGGTGCTGCTGGGCGAGTTGGCCCTCGACGGGCGGGTGCGTCCGGTGCACGGGGTGCTGCCCGCGGTGCTGGCGGCCAAGCGCGAGGGCGTGCCTGCGGTGGTGGTGCCGTTCGACAACCTGGCCGAGGCCAGTCTGGTCGAGGGCATCGAGGTGTTCGGGGCGCGCACGTTGCGCCATCTGCAGGAGTGGGTGGAGGGCAACAGCGATCTGGAGGGCGCATCGAGGCCCCGCCGTATTCACCGGACGCGGTGGCCGACTTGGCCGAGGTGGTCGGTCAGACCACCGCTCGTTTCGCGGTGGAGCTGGCCGCCGCCGGCGCGCATCACCTGCTGCTCACCGGCCCGCCCGGGATCGGGAAGACCATGTTCGCGCAACCTCCGCGGTCGACTTGTTCAGGTAGTCTCGAATCTCGAGGTCGCACATGGCGTGGTCGTGCATCACCAGGACCGTCAGAACTTGAGCCTGCTTCCGACCCAGCGTTGGCTTGACTACCTTCAGTGCCTTGCGGCTAGTACTGCGGACACCAGGCGTTCGGCCGGCGAGTGGGTGAACCTGGGGCTCTACTTTCGGCTTGGGCTAGGGGAGCGGACCGCGATACGTGTTCTTGTCGTACGCGTCTTCCAGGCTTGCTGTTCAGGGGTGAGTTCGAGAGCCATCATGAGGCCGCCTCATTGAACTCAACCTCGACTGTCTTGGTGATTCGGTAGGGGTTGCCGTAATTATTCCAACTCAGCCATTCGAAGCACTGTTCGAGCGTGTCTAGTTCGTCGCTAGGTTTCCCACCCTCGCTGTGATAGTCGAGCCAGACCATGTACTTGCTCATAGCCCTGCCTCCGCAAATGGCTGCTCGCTGTCATCACCTGCGGCGTCCGCGAGGTAATCAAATTCCTCGTCCATATTTAGTTTTCTCCCATGTATCAACTTCTTCTTTAGATTATGAGGCAAAGCGGCTGTTTATGCAATAGTCATATTGTAAGAAAGATGTGAAAACTGCGGGCCCTGATGGGCACCTTTGGTAGAATATACCTATGCCGTATGCGAAGAGTGGCAAAGAGGTAAAGCTGAAGCAAGCGCTGGGGGAGTGGCAACCGCACGCGATTGATTACCTGAAGAAAACAGCATCAACGTACAACGCTTTCACGACGTATAAAGAGTTAGGCGACTATGTCACCGGCACCACAGGCATTACCTACGACTGGAACTACCAGTGGGTGGGGAAGCTGCTTGGACCCATCGTGTGGAAGTGCAAGAGGAAAGAGTGGCCTCCACTGACATCACTCGTCGTACGCCAGGACGATCACTCGGTCGGGCTCGGCTACGACGAAAACTTCAGGGCAGAGGGGATCGAGGTACAGCTGTCCGAGAACTTGGTTGAGAGACAAATCCAGCTGGACGAACACGCGGCGCTCGGGAGACTGCGCTGCTACCAACGCTTCTGTACTGACCTGCCGACGAACGCTAAGCCCACGTTCACGCCGCTGGTGCGAGCGTCAAGAGCAAAGATGGGTCTTCCCACTGAGTGGTGACACCCGTTAGTCAAGCGTCTCGTATTCGGCAAGGTGCGCGAGCAGTCGATGTCCGAAGTCGTTGACCCCCGTGATCGAGTACGTCTCGGCATGGGGCATCGTCATGAGCCCTTCGCTCACGATCACTGATCCCTGGTACACGACACCGGCACGGATCAGTGCTGTAAGGACACCAGGGTGTTCACGTAAGAGCGCATCCCTTCGCGGATCGTCATTGCTTCCGGGGTCTACTGCGGTCTCTGCGTCCGCCATGACCAGTCGTTTCAGTGCGCGGATATGGACGCCGTCAAGCTCCTGAAGTGCGGCAGTGATCATGAGTGCGTCGTCCAAGAGGTCGTCGTTGTTCAATGCGTCCGCTGCGACTCGGGCGAGGTAGATACGCTTGGCTCGCATGGCCGTAGCCATTGCAGCTTGCATTCCGTTCCAGATCAGCGTCTCCCGCTCGTCGTCCGGCTGGACGGCCTGGGCCAACTGCTCGGGTGACACCCCGTCTAACACTGACTCAACGAACTGCGCTCCACGTTCCCGCCGCCGAGCGACCATGTCTTCGATCAATACGGACGCAGCTCCGGCAGGGTTAGGAGGCTGACCGATCGAAGCGGCTACAGCGAACTCGGTACTGAGCGCGATAGACATGCGCTCGAATGTATCGAGCCAGGTCGGTGCCACCCGATCGTCGGTGCCATCGTGATCCATGGGACGAGGCTATATCGACATTGTCACATCAAGCCAAGCCCGTGTTGAAACGAGAAAGATTACGACTTCCGCATACGAACATCAGATCGTAGACAGTAGCACCGTCATATCGCGTGTGATGAACCATGCATCCTTGTGGTACTGAATCAAGACATAGCTCACAGGTGTATCGGTCTTTCGCCATACGTCGGAGTGCTTCCAACACGTATGGCATGTCAGTGATACCTATCTGGTTTTGTCTCGAGTTGTTGACCCCCTTAACTCGGGGGCCAACGTGTTTCGTGACGTAGCGGTTTATTACGGCAGGAGAGTAAGGGCGGGAAAGATGCCGTGCAATCTTGGCCGCTGCGAGCCCGTGCCGTGCCAGCACCGACATCCTGTCGTGGTCACTCAACCCGTCGAGTTTCGGAAATGGTTGGGTCACAGGCGTAAGACCGTTCGGAAACTTCGAGCGCCTGATCGCTTCTCGTTTGGCCGCGGCTACTCGGACGATCTTTGGCTCGAACACTCGCATCAAGTACGGCCAGGCCGCAATGAAGAAGTGGGCGCTTGAGGGGAACACCCAAGCGAATTATCTCGCCACATCACCGACCGGCACCGCGACCGGCTTCGGCGCCAACGACATCGTGCTGGACGACATCATGAACGCCCAGGAAGCGTTCGACGAGGCGGTCCTTGAGAAACAGTGGAACTGGCTGACCAACACCATGCTGAGCCGCACTGAGGGCGATGACTGGAAGGTTTACGCCATCATGACCCGCTGGGCACAGGGGGACTTGGCCGGCCGCATCATCGAAGCGTTTGGCGATCTGGTCGAAGTCATCACGTTCAAGGCTGTACAGGACGACGGGTCGATGCTGTGTGACTCGGTGCTGAACCGCGGCGAGTATGACTTAAAGACACAGGAGATGGCGGCGGAAATCGTGGAGGCGAACTACAACCAGCGACCGATCGACGTGAAGGGTCGGCTCTTTAGCGAATTCGGCGTGTGGGACACCCTTCCGCAGGGTCAGCACAAGAGGTGGAACTACACCGATACCGCAGACAAGGGCACCGACTTCCTCTGCTCAGTCGCTTACATCGAGCATGAGAGCGACGTCTACGTGACCGACCTGGTGATGAGCGATGAAGCGATGGAGACAACCGAGCCGGCGGTCGCTGACATGCTGCAAGCCGACCAAGTGGACGAGGCCGAATTCGAAAGCAACAACGGTGGTAGAGGGTTCGCACGCAACGTCGAGCGCATCTTGAAGGAACGCGGTACCACCCGCACCGTCATCAGGGACAAGCCTGAGACCGCCAACAAGGAGGCACGCATCCTCTCCTCCAGCGCCTGGGTCAACAAGCACGTCTTCATGCCGCAGAACTGGTCCCACAAATACCCAGAGTTCTACCGGCAGCTCATGAGCTACCAGAAGAAGGGCAAAACAAGCACGATGACGCGCCGGACGTGCTTGCGGCCATCGATGAACGCGTGGCGAACCCCGAGAGTGGCTTCAGAATCACATGTCTTTTAGTTCGCTTGCAAACTTGCTTTGATGGCTGACTCTGGCAAGCAAACCCGCTTGATACACAACTCTTGGTCAAACGGCCGCTTAAAGTACACCACCCGGATCGCAACCTGACGCATTGAACAGGCGTTTCGTCTGCACACGGATAGATCGTGATCATCTTGTAACAAAACCACCTTAAGAACGCATCGCACGGCAGGTCCGCGGGGAATGTCAGGAACGGGACTAAGCTAGGGGTACGACCCGGCCAGTCGTAATCAAACACCTCTTCCAGCCAATGACTCGCGCGTTGGTCTCTTAAGCGATGCCTAACCCGTCAAACAGATGGAGACATTGAGATGCCTGACCTGATGATTGTTGCGCAGTGGGCCACGATAGCTTCTTGCGCCGTAAGTGTCTTGACTGCTGTGCTTAACGCATCCCAAGCCGTCAAGCGGAACGCAGAGGATGACGAGGCCGGCGACGTCAGCGATGCCTAGCAGAACTGACGTGGGAAGATGCCAGGCGTGAACCTCGGGGAGCTAACGAAGTACCCGTTCGTTGCCGACGTGTGGGGCGATGTTGCGACTTGGTTCGGTTCTATAGGCACGACGTTCGCGGCAGTGGCTGCCGCTGGCTACTACATCAATGACAAGCGGACTCAGAAACGGGAGCAAGCCTCTCACGTATCGATGCATTACGCAGACATCGATGGCCGCTCGTACCGGGTGCGTAACAACTCAGACAACCGCATTTATGGAACAGAGGTCACCTATGATAGGCCTGCCACCGTCCGAGAGGCTCTTAAGTCGAGTTATTATCCTTTCAACACCCTTCGAACCTGGCGACCGCTGGCCTCGAGATGAGGGATGAAGATGAGGTGCTGACCGAAGTCGATCAGCTGCCGCGACGCATGGCCTTCGGACTAGGGGCGGTGATCGAGCCGGGTGATGAGCTCAAATCACTATACCCAAGCAGTACGCCTTCGTGTGGGGCGTTGTCGTCGTGTTGGAGTTCACGGATTCTCGCGGACATCGGTGGTATATAACGGCACAATCCCGTCCTCAGGCCACTCCGAAGAAGCTCTTTCGTGAAGCGAGACCTCGACCTAAGTGGCCGCTCGAACGCGTCAGACTGTGGCGGATGGTGAGGTCACGGCAGAAAGAGTTCGAATCGGTTATTTCAACGTAGCTCACTATTGTTTTATCGAGACATCTCCTGCATAATCCGAGATAGAACAAAACGCGTTAAATAAACTTCGTATGGCATCGAAGACATCAGCATTTAGAGTACGACTAGTCGCCCGTATCCTCGGGCGAGACAAGGCGTTTGTTCCTCACCTTCGCGATACGCTCGATGTCTACGATCCGGGCAACCCGCTGCGCGAGTGCAAGAGCAAGAACGAGGCCATTACCGCCAACATCGGTTGGGCGTTCACTGCGAACGATTCGATTGCTCGGCCAGCGGCGCGAGTTGAGCTGAAACTCTACCGCAAGCAGAAAGACGGCGACCGAGAAGAAATCTTGCAGCATCCCATCCTCGATTTGATCAAACGTCCTAACGGCGCCCTCACCGGCAAGCAAATGCGCCGCCTTCACTTCAGCTACATGAACTTCGCTGGCGAGAGCTACGAACTGATGATGAAAGGCGACCAGCCCTTCGAGCCGAAGGAAGGTCAGATCCCCGACTCGCTGCACATCCTGCCGGCGCACCTATGCGAGTTCAGATTGAGCGACAAGGGTTACAGCCAGGGCACCGTCCGGTTCAACAACGTCGAGTACCCCATCACATCGGTTATCCGGGACCTCAACCCTGACCCGCGGAACCCGTACTTCGGCCAGTCGATCATCACTGCCGCCGCTGCCACGATTGACACTGACGAACAGATGAAGGACTGGAACCGTCGCCTCTTCGCGAACAACGCTCGGCCTGGCCTGATCTTTAGTACCAACGAAGAGCTGAGCCGCGAGCCTACGAACGCTTCAAGCAGCAGCTCGTCGACGGACATAGCGGCACGGACAACGCCTATCGCAACATGATCATCGAGAAGGGTGATGCTAAGCCGTACATGATGACGCAGCAGGATCTCGAGTTCCTCGCGAGCCGGAAGTTCAGTCGCGATGAGATCTTCGGGATGTTCCAGGTGTCACCGGCTGTCGTCGGCGTCATCGAGAACGCGAACCGCTCGATCATGGACGGGCTATCTACACGCACACGATCAACAACGTGGCCCCTCGCGTCGAGGATTGGGTTGAGCTTATGAACACCACCTTTATCCAAGTCTTCGCCCAACACTGGAACTCGACATCGTCAACCCAGTTGGCGAGAACAAAGAGGTCGAACTCAAAGAGGACGAGACAGCGGTCAACAAGTGGATGACCATCGATGAGGTACGCGCCCGACGCGGTCTTGAGGCGCTTCCGAACAAACTCGGTGAACAGATTTATATGCCAGGAACCCTCGCCCCACTTACCGCCATCGCATCCGGCAAGTCCCAGGCCGATGGGACCAAAGCGTCAACTGACGAAACGGGTGATGACGCCCAGGCCGCCGATGACGCTACCGGTGAGGGTAAGAAGAGCGTCCTAAAACCAAAAGGCGGCGTGAAGACTGTCGATCCCGACGAGACGGTCGAGCAGTACCGACTACGCGGCGAGCGTCATGAGACTGCGATCCTTCAGGCGATGCGGCCCCGGTTCGACCGCCAGCTCTTCGCAGTCGTAGGAAAACTCGACACATCACCGATGCCGGCCAAGGGCATGAAGCGCAAGGACTGGCTGAACGACGTCGTCGACTGGTGTGAGTTCGACCAACAGTTGGCTCGCGCCCTGGCGCCCCTCCTGCTGGCTGTCGTGGCCGAGACGGGTCGCTATGCAATGCAACAGGTTGCACTCGATCCATCACTGTTCAACACCTTCACGCAGTCCGTGCAGGACTACTACAACGGGCGCAGTACGAAGATCGCCAAGGACATCAACGACGAGACGGAGAAGCAGCTCAGAGCCGAACTGTCACAGGGCATTCGGGAGGGCGAGATAAGCCACGAGCTGCGAGCCCGTGTCGAGAAAGTCTTCGGCTTCGCGTCGACCGTCCGCGCTGATCGCATCGCGAGGACTGAGGTCACCAGTGCCCAGAGCTTCGCGGACATCGAGGGCTGGGACCAGTCGGGCGTGGTTGAAGCGAAGGAGTGGTACACCGCCCAGGACGAGCGAGTCTGCAACTTCTGTGCGCCCATGAAAGCAAGAAGATCGGGCTACGGAAGAACTACTTCATAAGGGCGACGTGTTTGAGGGGGATAACGGCAAGACGATCAGCTTGGACTACACGGATATACAGGGGCCGAGCCTCCATACCAACTGCCGCTGCGTGCTGTTGCCAGTCCTACTCGATACCTAAGTCGTTGCGGGCGGCATCTTCAAACGCCCTGAAAAGTCCATACAGATCAGTTACCCCGCTGTCGTACTTCTTTTTCAAGGCCTTTATTTCATCCCGGTGATCACCAGGCTGACTACCAAGCGCGATAGCCATCATGCCGTCTGACACGGTTCGGCTCGATTTCGAGTTGATTTCATCGGTTATATTTATCAAGTTGCGTGGTCCAGTGAGATCGATGCCGGTCCTTGCTCGCTCGAGCTTCTCCTGTGCTTGGACGAGTGGGAGGTTGCGTTTCGCAAACTCGGTGAGGTCGGGTGGGGGGCTGTCGAGGTCATTCTGCAATCCCGCCAGACCGCTTTTCATTTCGTTTGTCGCGAGCAGATAATCCGCGTAGAACTGCTTACGCTCGTCTCGACGCGCATTAGTGGCCTCTTGCGTTGTCGAGTATTCGGCTGCTTTATACGTCGCGATGCCACCAACCCCAGCGCCAAGTACGCCGGCTGCACCAGAGATGATGGCTATGCTTACGGCACCTGCAACCGCCTTCTGCGGCCTCTTGACTGGGGGATTGTCGGACGTATTGTTTGGCACGAGGGAAGGATAGCACTCGTTTAGACCTTGATGACGGTCGGCTTATAGTCCATAAACCAATTTAGATATGTCAGCCGGAATATACGACTTCACCATCGAACAGGGAACCTACTGTAAGCGAGTCTTCACATGGCGCACAGTCAATCCTGACAACTCGCCAGGAAGCCAATAAACCTCACTGGCTACACCCTAAAAATGCAGATCCGGCACAAGACGAAGCTGCTGCTCGACTGCGATCAGTATCTCTCCGTTGACGCGGCCCAGGGCAAGGTGACCCTAGAGCTACCTGACGCTGTGACCTCCGCACTGGACTTTGACACCGCTGACCTCGACATCAAACTTGCTGGGCCACAGCCGCGACGGCTAATCAAGGGGCTGGTGACGCTTGACCCAGCGCAGACACGATGATGGACCGGGACCAAGTCATCGTCGAAGAGAGCGGGCGCACTGTTGTCGAGGTAGACGACGGTGTTGATGTCCGTTCGGTCGTTGTCGACAGCGAGACGATCAGCGTGGTCGCAGCGCTTGAACAAGGCCCACCAGGGGTCGGCGCCGATAAGCACTACGAGGAATCATTCATAACGTCGAACTCGATTACGGTGAATCACAATCTCGGTAAGAAGCCGTCGGTGCAGGTTACCGACAGTGCTGGTACCGAGATAGTCGTGGATGTCATCCACATCTCCAACAATCAGCTTCATGCGTCATGGTCAGGAGCGTTTAGTGGTGTTATATTCTGTAATTAAGGAGTAATACACGACGCAGTACGTCACCATCAAGTTCGCTACAGCGCGTATCCGAAAGATCCGGCTTCTCTGGAGCGGTCTGCTCACGTTTACGGGCCTCATCCTGCCTGGCGCATCCGATGTCTGGGCACCACCAAAGAGGTTCCGCGTAGCGATCATCGGTGACTCGTACGTTCAAGGCGGTCACAACGCTGGGACAAGTGAGGCGTACCTACAGGCCGCTGGCCTCTGCAACCAACTAGCGATCCTGACTGGCTGGGAAGTCCTGAACATGGGGCAGGGGAGTACCGGCTACATCAACAACGGTGGCAACGCCGGGGGCAAGGACTACTACGGCGCTCCGTCGCGCATGGCAGCCCTCGCGGCTCTTCCATCTCTCGACCTGATCATCCCGTACGGGAGCGGCAACGATTCCAGTTACACGGGCACTCAAGTCACCACTGCGGTCAACTCTTTATGGAACGCGATCAAAGCTGCTCGGCCGGCAACGCCGATAGTGGTCGTCGGTGTAGAGCCGGGATCACCGTCAGCCTTCACACCGAGCTTGATGGACTCCACCAACGCTGTCATCAAGTCGGCCGCGGCTTCGAACCCGAACGTCGCTGGATTCATCGACATGAGGCCAAGTGGTGACAACTGGGTCATCGGAACAGGTAACGCGGGATCACCAGCCAGAGACGGCGACCAAGACTTCTTCATCTCAAGCGACACCGTCCATCCGACGCGAGCTGGCTACGCCAACATCGCGCTTCGGATGGTGGATGAACTCAGAAAGATCAAGGTCTAGCGATGGCGCGGCTGAGGTCTACGACTCAACCGCCAACGGCTGGTCCTATGTAGGCGCCGGGTACAAAAGAACCGTGGCCGCTATCAGTGCCGTGACGACGGGTGCAGCAGCTCCGCTCATGGACTACATCTACTTCTGGTCTGGCTCGACGATATACGCCTTCACGATGCCTACCGCAGTGGGCAACACAAACCGCTACACGCTCAAGAACGGCAGCACTGTCAGTCAGACGGTCACCACTACCTCGAGTCAGACCATCGACGGAAGCACGACCATCACCCTACGGCCGAACACGTCGGTAGACCTCATCTCTAACAGCACTAACTGGCTTGCCATATAGCCGGGAGAACCAACACATGTCGTACAACCCCAACAACCCGAATGGCCAAACGACGAGCGGTAATAGCGCCCCTGTCACCATTGCATCCGACCAGTCTCAGATCAAGGTTGGCCTTGCCGCCTCGCAGGCAAACGTCACCGGTTCGATCACCTCGGCAACATCAGTCGTGACTGCGGCAGACCTAACGGGCGTCGGTTCACTCACAGTGCAAATCTCGGGAACGCACGCTGGTATCAACGTTACCTTCGAAGCGTCCACAGACGGTACGAACTGGGTCGCGGTCCCTGCCGTGTCTGTCTCTGCTGTACCACTCGCACCGAGCACGACAAGCGGCGTTCTCGTCAGCAACTCGCTCAACATCTGGACGGTATCGCCGCTGCTCGGACTGGCTCAGTTCCGCGTCCGCGCCACGTCCTGGACCTCGGGCACCGGGGCCGTGATCATCGACCTGTCGGCACAGTTTGTTCAGTACCTTAGCCTCGTTCGCCAGGTGGCGTCGTCCACCAGCTCGGGTCTGCTAGTTCAGAAGATTCTGTCCGCCGCCAACACGACACCAGTCGCCGTCAAAGCCTCTGCGGCCCAGATCTACGGTTGGCAGCTCGTTCACACCGCTGCGGCCACACGCTATGTCCGCATCTTCAACGTGGCGTCTGCTCCCACGATGGGCACGACTTCACCAGCGTTCGTTCTACCGTTGCCGGCCACCGGTGGCGCCGTCCTGACGCCAAATGATCTCGGTATACCGCTCAGCACCGGCTTCTATTATCGATCACCGCTGGCGCAACGGACCTCGATAACACGGTGCCTGCCGCTAACGACGTCGTAGGGACGTTCTGGTACGCCCAAGATGGCTGCTGCGGTCGTTCAGACCAAAGGTGGTAGTGGAATAGCCACAACCGTGGCTGTGGTGCTTAACAGCAACACGACTGCGGGCAATCTCCTCATCGTTCAGATCTACATCGCCAGTACGGCTTTCGCGACCTTCTCATCGATCACAGACAGTCAGAGCAACACGTACGCGCAGATCGGCACGCAGGCCACGGTCAACGGGAACGCGGTGTACAGGACGTACTATGCCCGCAACATCATCGGTGGGACGACGACCGTCACAGTGACGTTCTCCGGTAGCGGCCAAGGCAACACGGTCCAGGTGCGCGAGTACTCCGGTCTGGACACCAGCGCATCAGTTCTCGACGGCGTGGGCAGTGGAACAGGCAACTCAACAGCGGCCAGTGCTACCGCGACAGCCACCACATCGGCCACGGACCTCGTCGTCGGCGCTGTTGCGTCGGACATCGGCAGTCAGACCTTTACCGCAGGATCAGGCTTCGCAAACGGCAGCATCCAAACGAGCACGAACGGCGCGATGTACATCGAGGACAAGCCGTCGCGGCTACCGGCACGCAGGTTGCAAACGCCACGCTCGGCACTAGTTGGACCTGGGGTATGCGGTCAATCGCCTTCCGACTCGCGGGCAGTACTTTAACGCCAAAGAGCAGGGCGACTATGAGGCGTCTGATGAAACCTGGCCGTCGTCTAGCGCGTCCTAATCGGTATGGATGATCTACCAGCGATTGTGCAGCAGCGTGTGCGAGAAGCGTGAGATCTCATTCGGTGGGATCAGGAGATGTGCTCTGGCTCGCAGCAGGGAGTGCTGTGGCACCGTCCCGACGTCCTGCGAGATAGTTGATGATGATCAGCCGCGCAGCGCCCTGTCCGTTGGGGGGCATCGCGTTGACGAGCCGCTCCGCAGCAAGCGCCCGTTCGAGGTCGAGCGGATGCTCGAAAAAGGAGCGAAGCTCTTGGGAGGATGCCTCTGAGTTCCGGAGAGCAGCGCGTGCTACGAAGCCGGTGAGAGCCGCTGATGTGGCCGTAACAATCGAGGCGGTGATCGTTGAAGCCTCATCGTTGAAAATAGCTATGCCGCTGATGATGGCGATGAATATGAAACCAGCACCAAGAGCGGTAATCGTGTATATGCGGGACCGCGTGGCATATGCGAGCACGATTTGATGATAGGTCTCGATTTGTTTTCGGTCTGATCCCAAAGGGTTACTAGATCAATCTTCGGGTCGGCTGACTCTGCAGAAGTTACTGAAACTTGAACGGGCGTGGGCTCGCTAGGATCAGAGTTTCGTTCACCGGATTTATTGCCTTGCTTGGCATCTTCGGGTGGCGCGAACGTTTGCACTGGTGCTGGTGGGTCCTGTGCAGTGCGAGGCGCGGTTACGCGAGCATTGATAATCAGGATTGCGTTGACCCACTGTTGCTTTTTCTCGGCT